TGCCTCAGATGACGCTGCGGTTCGCATTGAGCGTTTCCAGCGTATCAAGAAATTGTATAAGCAGTCTGAGGCTATAGCTAAGAATTGGGCGGCCATTGAGATGGGGCGAGCGGCTGAGCTTGATTATAACGGGCGACCTATTGCTAAGCGCCAGGCGCGCGGGAATGGCAAGCCTTTCATAGTATTCAAATAGAATGTAACCTATTTCACCCTCTTCTGGCTTGTTTTAGTCAGTAGAGGGTGATATACTAGAGATACAAGGAAAGGAAAAAGAAAAATGGAAAAAGGAAAAATCATCTGGGAAGTCCGCAACCGCATCATGCACGGGTGGGTAATCACAAAAGAAGGCGTAGGCTTCCATCTACTAATCGAACGCGACGACCCGACAGCTACCCATATAGAGCTAACTATGCAAGGCCGCGTAATCCTAGTAGACGACTACGAGGTGCAAGAATCCGAGATACGCGATCTGCTATTCGACGAAATCCTAACCGCTGCAAATAGTCCAATGCTGGCAAACCAGGAATACGAAGAATCCGTATCCTGCTCCAAAGAATCAGCAGAAAAATTCTTCACCCACGCATACGAATCAATGCTATAAACCAATATCCGGAAAGACAGGAAGCAGAAAATGGTACAGCCACAGCCAGGAAACCAAATCTCACGCAACCAGCAGAGTAATCAGATCGCTATACGCGATCTGCAGAAGAAAGTTATCGAGCCGCAGAAAGAATTTATAGCGGCAGCAATGCCAAAGCATATGCAAGGTGATGTACTCGACTGGCTTGCAGCCGCATCATTGGTAATCCGGAATGACCCTAAGCTTGTATCTTTGGCGCTGAATGATCCTTTGCAGCTTACAGTAATGCTACAGAAGTCGGCTCGGTATGGTCTTACCCCCGGTACGGATGAAATATATTTTGTGCCACGCGGACGCGAAATTGTCGCAGATATAGGTTATAAGGGGTGGGTTGAGCTGATCCGCCGCGCCGGGTACGCGAAGAACATTCACCGAATCGCAGTGCGCGATGGTGATAAATTCGAGTACGTCGAGGGTGTAGACGAATCACCTAAATATATGCGCGCACCTGATGAAGAGCGTGGGCAGCTAGTGAAAGCTGTCGCATGGGTTGAATACAACGACCTTGCAGGTGGCGGTATATCACCTGTGGTGCAGGTCGGCAAAGATCGTATTCAGGCGGCTATGGATGCGTCACAGACTGCACGCAGTAAATTCTCACCGTGGCAGAAATACCCAGAAAAGATGTGGCTAAAAACTGCGTTGCGTGAGCTTGCTGGTGTTGTTGAATGGTCTGCAGAGGAACGCCGCACAACAGCATTAGCGGCAATTCGTGAACGTCGTGAGCTTGAGTTAGAAGCAATGCGATCTGAGACTGAGCGCATGCAGGCAGAGGTTGCGATGATGGAGGCTAAGGCGCGCCTTTTGGAATTGCAGGCGCAGTCTAGTATCGAGGCTTCACAAGATTAGATGTAATATATATCACCCCCTATCGGCTTTACTTGCCTGGTAGGGGGGGGTGATACACTAGAGATACAAGGAAAGGAAAAAGGAAATGAAAAAAGAAGAACTCTCAAAGTATGAGATTATATACAGCGATAGCATAGAATTTATGGGATTCACGCTATACAGAATACGCGCACTAAAAGATTTCTCAAATGTGAATAGCGGCGATCTCTATGGCGATGTATGGGTCTTTGGTGATGCCCTGGTCTATGGTGATGCTCGGGTCTATGGTGACGCTAAGGTCTCTGGTGACGCTAAGGTCTATGGTGACGCTAAGGTCTCTGGTGACGCTAAGGTCTATGGTAACGCTCGGGTCTATGGCGATGTATGGGTCTTTGGTGATGCCCTGGTCTATGGTGATGCTCGGGTCTATGGTAACGCTAAGGTCTCTGGTAACGCTCGGGTCTATGGTAAAGCTCGGGTCTATGGCGATGTATGGGTCTATGGTGACGTATGTGTCTATGGTGATGTATGTGTCTATGGTAACGCTAAGGTCTATGGTAACGCTAAGGTCTATGGTAACGCTCGGGTCTATGGTGATGCCCGGGTCTCTGGTGACGCATGGGTCTCTGGTGACGCTAAGGTCTATGGACAAATATCAATAATTACAATTCTCGATATTGGCAGAGAGCGTGGGTGTCTAACAATGCACTTAGATTCTAAAATTGGTGTGCGGGTAACGCGAGGTTGTTTCACTGGAACTATTGAAGAATTTTTATCCGCTGTTGAAAAAACTCATGGTGACAATATGTACGGAAAAATCTACCGTACAGCTATAGAAATGGCAAAGATACAGTTTGAGATAGATTAATAACCGCTTGTAACCTCCATGTATAATATGCATGGAGGTTACGTTATGTCTGATAAAAAACAATGGTACCAGGGTATGAAATGCACAGCTGTTAGCCGCAGGACAGGCAAACCCTGTGGCAGTTACGCAGTTAAAGGGACTGTGGTATGCCGCAAACATGGTGGATCAGCGCCGCAGATAAAAAAAGCTGCGAAACTGAATTATGCGCGCTACATAGTGCAGGAGAAGGTGCGCCGCGAGGTAGGCGATCTGGCGGTAGATGTGCCTATCGAGTCGCGTATTACTGACCCGCTTATTGAGCTACAGCGCCTAACTACTGAGGCTATCCATTTCAAGGATATTTTAGGGCGTATGGTAAACGATCTGAACCATGACATTGAGCATTTTACAGAGGAAGGTTCCTTGCAGATTCGTGCAGCTGTACAGCTTTATGGTGAAGCTATGGATCGCACCGCAAAATTTCTTGACATGGCGATGAAGCATGATATAGCTGGTAAAATTGTGCAGATTGAGGCTGCTAAGGTTTCTGCTATTTCTGCTGCTATTTCGCGTGCTATAGCGTCTGCTGGTTTGACAAATGAGCAGGAGAATACTGTGCGTAATACGCTCGCTATTGAGCTGCATTCCCTAGAATCGCAGGAGGGGTAAAATATTTTTCTCAGAGCTTGCGCGTGCTGTAGCCCCGCGCACCGTGTCCTGGGCTACACCTGGTGAATTGGCGGCAGATTTAGACCCTAAAAATGTGCAGACACCAGCACTGGATGTCATAGATGCTGCTCTGGTGCGCGCATACAATACTCCTGATGCGCGCCTGATTATTTCCATGCCTCCGCAGGAAGGTAAATCTCAACGCGCTACCCGCCGCTTCACTGAGTGGGTGCTGTCAAAAGACCCTGATAAGCGTGTGATTATTGCCTCATATCAAGCTGCGATTGCATCCGATTGGGGTCGTACTATCAGAAATGATATACGTGAGCATGGAGAAAAAATGCAGATAGATCTTGCTGCTGACTCTTCGGCTGCGCATTATTGGCATATACGTGGACACGCAGGCTCGCTATTCTGCACCGGTGTTGGCGGCTCCATGACCGGTAAACCTGCTGACGTGCTCATTATTGATGACCCTGTGCGAGGCATGGAGGACGCACGATCAGAGGCATACCAGCGCCGCGCGTGGTCTTGGTGGACTTCAACAGCTTCTACCCGTCTTGCACCTGGTGCGCCCGTAATTATGATTCTCACACGCTGGCATGAGAACGATCTAGCGGGGCAGGTTATGGCTAATCAACCTGGCGAATGGGAGTATATACGTATCCCCGCGCAGGCAGACCACAACCCAGCGCACGGCGAGACTGACATTCTAGGGCGTGAACCTGGTGAATTCATGATTAGTGCACGCGGCAGGTCTCGCGAGAATTGGGAGAAACGCAAACGTGACGCTAACCCCCAGGCGTGGGCTGCACTATACCAGGGCACACCAGCACCTGACGAGGGAGGCATATTCCCTAAATCCGATGATCTTGCGCGCTACACGTCGCCCATATGGGTAGAAAACCCTGACGGGTCACGCACATTCCCCGGGGTAGCAAATGGTGGCATTCTCGTGCAGTCTTGGGATTTGACGTTTAAAGACACTACCGGGTCTGACTATGCAGTAGGGCAAACATGGTATGCGGAAGGTAACACAACATATCTAGTGGACATGGTGCGTGAGCGCATGAATTTCACCCGCACATGCGAGGCTATCGAAGCTATGGCGGCTAAATACCCTCAGGCAACAATCAAATATGTTGAGGATAAAGCGAATGGTCCAGCCGTAATTGACTCGCTCAGGTCTCGTGTACCTGGTATTATTCCCGTGAATCCTGAGGGCGGCAAGGTTGTTCGTGCGAATGCTGTAACTGCGTATATTCACGCTAAAAATGTGCTATTCCCAAACCCGCAGATTTTGCCAAATGTGGAAGAGCTCATAACGGAAATGCGGCAATTCCCGGCTGGCGCACACGACGATACTGTGGACGCTATGACGCAGGCGCTCAATCAGATATACCATCACCCGATATACGGCGGGTATGATGATACGCAAGACTATACCGACTCTGACTATGAGATAGGATACGCATACTAATGAATATTTTTAGTGCACGCCGCGAGCGTCGAGAGCTGCAAGAAGCCACGCGAGACCTGCAAGAATCAATCGCCGATCTAGAACAAGCATGGGCGCAAAATACGGAATGGCGCTCTATCGCTGCCGCAGCTGAAACAGAGTTCTCACTGTCTGGCGTCCAGAATATCGCTGAGACATGCCGTGTGCTTGCTGTTGCAGACCCGCTAGGGAAACGCGGCGTAAGCATCCGCACATCATACGTTTTCGGCTCAGGCATAGGCATCACCTGCGACGAAGAGTCAGGTGTAAACGAGGTTGTACAGGATTTCCTAGACGACCCAGAAAATCGCATCTCACTGACTGGGCATAGTGCACACCAAGCACTCGGCGTGCAGGAAGCAGCGGACGGAAATATTTTCTTTCTGCTGTTCACTGACCCTGCTACCGGGCGTACCGTTGTGCGCACAGAGGGCATAGAGCACATCGAGAAAATCTTACCAATGCAGGAAGACAACGCCCGCCCTGCACTATACCTACGCTCTCACTATCAGGACGGGCGCACCACAAAGACATGGCACCCTGCACTAGATTTCCACCCAATGAATAAATATGCAGAACTGGATGGCGTACCCGTGGACTGGAACACACCAATCTACCACCACGCCGTAAACCGCATACCAATGAGCCTGCTCGGCACCCCAGACCTATTTGCAGCATCCCCCTGGATCAGCGCCTACAAAAACTACCTACAAGACTGGGCGCGACTCATGCGCGCCATAAGCAAAATAAGCCACCGCATCACAGGCAAAACCTCCCGCGCCGTACAAGACGCACGCCGCGCAATCCAACAAGCCGCCGCAACCACACAGCCAGGCGCAATAGGCATCGTAGACGCAGAAATCACCACCATGCCAAACACGGGCGCGACCATCGACGCGGAATCAGGTAAACCCCTAGCCGCAATG